GACGCATTTATGACCTCATTAATCGTGGTGTCCTACCAGCCATTAAAGTCCGTACATTTGTTTTAGACGAGGCAGACGAAATGTTGTCGCGCGGATTTAAAGAGCAAGTCTATGAAATCTTCAAGTTCTTCAATGAAAACGTCCAAGTGGCTCTCTTCTCGGCAACCATTCCCGAAGAATTGAATGAACTCGTGTCTCGCTTTATGCGCGACCCCATTAAAATCCTCGTCAAAAAGGAGATGCTTACACTGGAAGGAATAGAGCAGTTCTATGTGGAACTGGCTGACGACCATCAAAAATACCTGACGATTAGAGACCTCTATGACACCATTTCAATGTCTCAATGTATCATTTACTGCAACTCGGTTATGCGTGTTAAAGAACTCACGCAAAATATGATTAGCGACCAATTCCCTGTAGTATCTATTCATAGCGATATGAGTCAGGAAGAGCGAGTTCGCGTATTTAATGAATTCAAACAGGGTGCGTATCGTGTCCTCATTTCCAGTGATATCACTGCGCGTGGTATTGACATCCAACAAGTCAGTGTCGTCATCAATTTTGATGTTCCTAAGAACATTCACACTTATCTCCACCGCATTGGACGTAGTGGTAGATGGGGGCGAAAGGGGTTGGCAATTAATTTAGTGGCCGAACACGATATGCGAAAATTGAAGGCGATTGAGGAGTATTACAATATCAGTGTTCGCGAACTCCCTGCTTCATTTAGTGATAAAGTCAGAAAATAATCCGTAAATGTGTCATTGTGAATTACAATATGTATGTATAGTATTTCCCATCATTCTTTGCGATAAAATATTCTTTTTTCATTATATTTACCTATATAATGAAAATCCCCGCCGAGTTTCTAGATAAAACATCACCTATTCACGAGACCGTTTCAACGGATGTTGAACTACACCAAATGGCGAATATTCTTGTATCTCCTGCGACCACATTTGGAACCGCTCAATTACCGCAATGGACGAAATCCACCACCACTGATATTTCTTATATTCGCGATACACAAACCATTTGTAAAAAATGGCCGTCTTCTATGATAGAACATTGTCGTTCTCTCTTGTCCACCGAACAAAAAGATAAAACCATTACTCAACTTCTGACCGAATGGCGAAATGTGGCAAAAATGAACCACGACGATTTTAAAGATAAATACCAATACATCCCATGGGGACATTTTGATTTTCTCAATAAGAACAAGACGCTTTTACAATTTAACAGTCTTTATAATATCATCTCTCCAATTACAACCATTGTTCTTCCGATTTTATTCCTAATGATACCCTATATTATTATTCGTTTCATTTCCAAACAATCCTTTACTTGGGAAGCATACAAGACGATTTTATTGTCGCAATTTACGAAACACATTTTCGGTAGCAATTCCAAAAAGGCAATTGAATTTATTCAAGGGGGACGCGATTGGAGCACATTTTCCTATATTATATTTACAATTGGTGTATATTGTCTAAACATTTATAAGAGTTTTATGAGTTGTATTGATTTCTTTATTCAAACGAAATATATTGCGAATTTAATGTCTCGCACTCGCGAATATTTGTCGTCCATCTATAAAACCGCCACTCATTTCACGTCTTTATTAGCTACAACTACATCGGCCACATATGACAAATATCGCGCACATTTACAAGAGAAAATGTTCGTATGGAAAGAACATTTAGATTATATTTTAGCACCTCATACTGGATTTTCCGCATATAGTTTTACGCATATAGGAAATTTAATGGGGGATTTCTTCTATTATCATAATGACCCCGTGTGCTTACAAGTGTTAGAAGACGCGGCCGATTTTGCCGGAACGATGGATATTCTCAGCGGACTGGCATATCGCCATCAACACGGGCAAATTAATGCCTTTAATCAAACACCGAAAAAGCAACAAACGAAACTCCGCGACCTCTTCTATGTCAATTTCCTCGGAACCACCGACTGGATTAATGACACCCATTGTGTTCAAAAATGTATCACCAATAATGTTCTTTTTACGAAACAAAAAGGCATCATTATTACAGGAGCAAACGCATCCGGAAAAACGACCATTCTTAAAAGCACTATTCTTTCTCTCATCTTCTCTCAACAATTCGGGTTCGGTTGCTATTCTCCAACGACGAGCATAGACCGACTATATACACAGTTCTATTCCTATATTAATATACCCGATACATCTGGACGCGACAGTCTTTTCCAAGCAGAGGCGCGCCGTTGTAAAACGATTTTAGACCAAATCCCCATATCAACCGACCACCATTGTTTCTGTGTGTTTGACGAATTGTATTCGGGAACAAACCCAGTAGAGGCAACTGCTGCCGCAATGTCCTTTATAGAATATTTAATGAAGAAACTTCCCGTCAATTTTATATTAACCACTCACTATCACGGATTATGCGACCATTTAGAAAAATACAGTCGTCGCACAAATGGAATACGCAATATGAATATGGAGGCATTTTATCAAAACGACGAATGCGACCGTATCCGATTTACCTATAAACTCGCAAGTGGAATATCCACCGTTCACGGCGGTATTTTAGTGCTGAAAGACCAAGAATATCCCGAGGAAATTATCAAGTCCGCTTTAGCATATATTAGAAAATCACAATCTCTCCAAAAAAAACATAAAATATAATTGCGGTTAGATTACATAATAATTATATCTCCTTTAAATAAAAATGACGGGGTTTTTATCATCTCCGCTATTCATTAGTTTAGTGGTGGCGTGTCTTGTAGGCATTGCTTTATACTTCTATTTCCGACATCGCAATGAACAGATTGAAAATCGTATTAATAGTGTTTATGATTTTGTTAAAAACGAGGCGATTATTAGGAATAAACAACAGGAATTACAGTTGGATATGATGAGGGCGCAAATGGGAGAGGAGCAGGTGCCTCTTGTAAACAGCGTTTCTGCGGAACGAAAGTTGATTAGTGTGTCTGATAATGAGGGCGAACAGGTTAGAAAATCGCTTGTAAGTGTGGTAAGGGAAGAATACCCAGAAAGTGAAGAAGAAGCAGAGACGAGCGATGAAGAGGACGACGAGGAGGACAATACCGAGGAGACGGTTGAAGTTAGACACGTTCAGGCGACGATTGATAGCGAAGAATTACCAGTTACAGAGGTGACCGTTCGCAAAGTGGATAAAGTCCAGTCTTTAAAAGACGAACTTCAAGAGGATACGGATCAGGTTTTTCGGGAAGCCCCAGTCTTTGAGTTTGGTACAGAGGGACCACAATCAGGGGCTGGGGTTAATGGAGCGATTAATCACGAAATTTGGGAGTTGGTTGGTATCCAGCATAGAGAGAACAGGAGTGATGGACAAAGTGCTGGAGAAGGCGTTCAATATGTCGGAGTTTCCACTGGAGATGATGGACAACCCTTTAATGCCATTGTTGGGGGGATTGCCGATGTTGGGGATGGACCAGTTCCAGATGTCGCCACAAATTATGCAGACACTACAGAAGCACATGGGGATGACTCAGGAACTCTTCCAACAACAAGTGGAGGAGTTGCAAGGAGTAATACACCAGCAGATGGAACAAACGATGATGGAGCCGACAGACCCCTCCAATATGTCGGCGGGGATGATTCACATCAAGATGGTCATCCATCCAATGATTTAGACACGGAGTCATCCGCCAGTTTGAAAATCATTCGTCATTCAACCACCCAAAAATCCTCGTCATCTGTCGTCTCTCACGTGACCGATATTCAGACCTTATTGGGTCGCCGTCTTCCAGTGACAACCGTGAAAAAACTGACAATGCCCGTATTGAAATCCCTCGCAGTCCACAAAGGAATTCTTCCGGATATGGAGGTGAAAATCCGCAAAAATGATTTAGTGGATTTGTTTATGAAACATCAAGAAGAAATGAAACAAGAATAAATCTCTATAGTATATATAATGTTTTCTGATTTTCATTATCAAATGGAGGATGGTCGCACATCCTGTGTTAAACCGATTTGTTCTATTGATGCCGATTTGAAACGTCGCCAAGGTGTGAGCAGTAACCGCGAATATAGAGAGAGTATTATCAAAAACACGGAGCAAATTATACACGAGAATTCGCTTAAACAATCTGTATTCTCTCTCTCCAATCTAGACCAAAATATCGTATCTGATGCGGGAGAGTATCCATTTAATTATCCTCCAACATCGCAAATTCCCGTCCAGAGAGAACCCCAACAACCCATTAAATACGAAATGAGCGATATGAAACAGGTCTATATGTCCCGTCAGCAATTACAGGCGCGTATGGAGTTGCCATTCTTTTCGCAATTTGAGTTGTTGAATTATGGTCGTAGAAATTGATATATATTGTTATTCTTTATAACAATATGTATATATATTCCATATAAGACATATATGAAAATATTGAGTTTTGATGTGGGAGCAATTCATTTAGCATATTGTTTATTAGAAATAGACCCCGATAAAATACCGCATTTTAACATTATAGAATGGAATGTGGTGAATTTATGTGAGTTTGAAGTGGTTCATAAGTCCTGTTGTATGTGTTCTAATGTCCCCAAATATACCCATCCTATAGAGAATATGTCCTATTGTGTCAAACATTCACGCACAATAAAAGATATTGTTGTTGCCCCGAAAATGACCCATAAAATAAAAAGATTAAACAAGTCTCAACTTGTAAATGACATTTGGATGCCCCTATTGAAATCCCTGAAATCACAAGAACAGAATGTGTTTGATTTTATCAAAGAACGAGCATTTATTCATTTTAACGAAACGGTGGAATTTAAAGACCTCACAAAAGAATATTTATTACAATTCAAAAAAGATGAACTCCTATTTCAAGCACAGGCGATTATACAGCGATTTATGTGGAGAACGAAAGAGCGAAAGACCATAGACCAAGTAACCGCAATTCAAATGGGGAAACATTTAAAGATGTATATGGACAACATTAAGAAAGAAAAGAATTGGTGTGAATTGGTGGATAAAGTAATGATTGAAAACCAATTGGGAAATCTGGCAGTTAAAATGATGCGAATTCAGGGAATGATTACGCAGTATTTTATAGATAATGGGATAGAGGATATTGTCTATGTTCCTGCCACAAAGAAATTGAGTTCGGAGTTTTTAAATGGGTTGTCAGAGAATTATCACGTAGAGACAGGAGAGACGACGACTTATAATGAACGCAAAAAGATGTCGGTTTCTATTGTCGGGCAGTTAATGAAAGGAATGAAATGGGAGACCTATTTTAATGAACATAAAAAGAAGGACGATTTAGCGGATTGTCTTTTACAAGGATTGTGTTAGTTAAAATATAGTTTAAATAAATATCCATATAAACAAATATAAAAAAATCAAAATATGGGAGACGCAGAATCCGTTGATATTGAGATTAGTGGAATGGATGACACTCCTATTCGTATTGAACGCGCTGATAAACCATCATTTAGTTTAGGAGTGGATATGTTAATGAACCGTAAGAGAGCGTCTTCGGCGGCGCGTAGTGATGACGATTTAGATGATTTAGAAAAAGAACTGAGTGGTGGAATGGATAAAGTAGAGATTGAGCCAGAAGTCGCCCCAACTGCCGAGAAGAAGGGATTTTTATCGTCGCTATTTACGGGAAGCACGCCAAAACCGACGGAAGATGCCCCCAAGAAGATTTTTAATTTAGGAACTACTAAAATAGAGGATAGACCTGTAACCGAAACGTGGGACGGATATAAGAAGATGAATGAAATCCCCGTTGACCCAGCAATGCCTCCGCCCGTGTCAATGTCAAAGGAGGATATGGTGCGAGAGAAGTTCAAAATCTTGA